AGTCTTGGCTTGTCTGCTAGGGCAGTCTATAGGCAAAAAATATCCCTAGTTGTTCTTTTCTTGTTTAGAATCTTCTAGTATTGCTTTAGACATAACATCTAATAACTTCATACTTCTTTGTCTATCATCTAAGTTTTCCATATTCATAACTTTTTCTAAAGCTTGCATCCTTATTTTTTCTAAATCAATTTGATTTTTTTGGTCTGCTAATTGTGATTTTGTTAATAAGTCTAATGCTTTCATAGTTTCTTTACTTGCTCTATCAAGGTCACTTTTTTCTTTTCTTAATGTAGCTGTTTGACCTGCAACTCCTGCATCCTTCATTAACTTAGCTTCTTCTAGTTGTAGCTTCTGAGCATCTAATGTAGATTCAACATTTAGTTTAGCTTCTTCCATTTTTAATTCTTTTTCTTTTAATCCTACTTCAGCTTGTTTTAGTGCAACTAATTGTTGTTCAGGTGATTGAGCTTGACCCATAGCTTGATTAGCATTTAATACTTGCTTTGCAGCTTCTGCCATAGCCATCTCTCCTATATTAGGTTGTTGTGCTTGCTCTGGTGGTAACTGTTGTAATCCCATTCTAGTAATACCATTAACTTGTTCTTGATATTTCATAACTGAATGTTCTTGTATATTAGATTCAAGTATTGGTTTTACTCTAGCCATTATAGGATTAGCACCATTTTGTGGGTCTTGTAAATAAGACATTTTTGTTTGTATGTGAGCATCATGGTTCTGACCTTCAAATGCTTTTATTGGAATACCTTTTGTTGCTGCCATAATATCTGATACTGGGTCCATCTGTTGTGGTTCTTGTTTAGGTGGAAGTATCTCTTCTATATTAGGTAAGTTAGCAGCAGTTAATATTGTTCTATTTAATGCTTCTATATTAAACATACCAGGAGGTGATTGTTGTGCCATTTGGAGAGCCATTTGGCTAATCATCATTCTGTGTGCATTAGAAGGAATGTTAGGGTCGCTGACAGGGATAACATCAACCCTTCCATCAAAGTCCTGTTTAAATACACTTTGTTCAGCATAAGGAACTTCATATGGATACTCCATAGGTAAATACTCATAATCTATACGTGCAAGAATTTTAAACTCTTCCCTTTGGGATTTGTGTAATCTTTTGTGTATAGCTGAAAAGAATTTACTTGAAGCTTCCAATAAAGCCATAGTAGTACCAACAGGTCCATAAGATGATGCATCAGAAACAATTTGTTCTGTGCTATCAGCAAACTTTTGACCTGTTGCTGTTATGAAACTTAACATCTGAAATAGAGTAGAGGAAGGCTCTTTATAGGGGAGAGGGATAATTGCCTTGTTCAAATCTACTCCAGTTGCTTCTATCTCTTTAAATTCACCAGGACTTATTGGTTCATTATCGCCAACAAGTCGTACACCTTTTGCTTTGAATCCTCCTGGTAAGTTTGCAAATTGACCTGCGTCTACTAGACTTCTCATAGCTGCTGTTGCAGTCATAGTAAGATTGCCTAAGAAGTGCATCAAGCCAAACCCATAAAATCCAAATCCAGGAACAAATCTGTAGTGGACAAAATGGGAAATCTTTTGTTGTTGTTTATCATCTTTCTTATAGTTTCTTCTAATACTTAAAACTATTCTAGATTGCTCTTCCACAGTAACAATGTAAGGAAGAGCATAGTCTTCTTCTATTTCAAGATAACAATGTTGTTCTAATAATGTATATTGTGGGTCACTACTTTCTGTAGGAGATAATCCTAATATTGTATCCATCTTTTCTGAGAAAGATGTAGGATTAGGATTAGTAGCTTCAGGTAACTCTACATCATCATAGATACCTGAACGCATATCTCTAGCTAAGTCTACAGGACTTCTATAAATAACATGTGTGTATCTATCTGCTTTACGTAAGTTAGAAGCATAGTATGAAACATAAAATTGGTCTATAGGAACAAATTCAGATACTGGTCTTTTTAAGTTAGCATCATAATAAACTTTTTTAAATGCTGAACCTATAAGTGGTAAATGAAATAACATTCTTTCAAACTCATCAAAGTATTCAGGCATCTGCTCTGTTACTTGATAGTTCATAAAGTTTTTAACTCTATTAGATTGTAGTTCTCTTTCAGGAGTTGACTTGCCTAGTATCTGTGTCTTAACAGGACCACTACTTGGAAACATTTCCTGTATAGCTTTTGATTGAAACTTAACTGCTGATTCTATTAACATAGGATGGACAGCAGTACATGCACCTTCAAAAGGTTCACTTGCATCTTCTATCTTTAATCCTAATAAATCAAATCCTCTTTCAAACATTGACTCCCATTCAGCTCTGGAATCTTTGTCTGCTGTATAATTGTTTATTGTATCTTCTGCAATTTGTGTTAACGACTCATCATCTAAGGTATCAGCAATGTTACCATACCATTGTTCTGTTTCACTTTCAGGATTCATCTCTATAGAGGTCTGAGTAAAGTCTACAGTAACTCCCCCATCTTCATCTGGTTCTATAGTTGGTGCCCCTGTTGCTTCTTCTATTTGTTCTGGAAGTTCTATTACATTTGATATTGTTTCTTCTATCTTATCAAATGGATTTCTTTCTGTTGCCATTATATTGCCCTCTGTGTATTATAATTGTCGTTACGCATTACCATTCCCCCTATTTTTTTCTTTTGTAAAAATTCTGATACTCTAGGTAAATCACTAACTCCTGCTTTATTATTTATTGCTTTAACTTCTTCATTTGGTAATATACGATTAACTTTCATTTCACCACTTATTAACCAACTACCTGTCATATTAGGATTTGTTTTATATTTATATGTACCACCATAAGGAACTTCATCTGTAATATGTGCAGTTCTAGAATCTAATGTACCATCTTTTTTTATTCTTGCTCTACTATTAGCAATAGATTGCCAATCTTTATCTGCAGGTAATTCTACTTCTGCCCATACTTGATTATCTTTTCTTACATTAGGTTTAGTTAAAGATGCTTTTTCTAGTCCTGTTTTAGGGTCTATCTTTCCTCCAATATGTGTAGCTATAGGTAGTTCTCCTGTATGCCATCCAGGTCGTAGTGCAAATTGTTTTCCTTTTCCTGCTCCTGGAGATATAACAGCACCTAACCATTTATTCATTTCTATTGGTTTAGATTTTTCTAAAAATAAAGGATACAACTTTCCTTTTTTTACAGTAAATAATTTGTATGCTTTTACAGTATTAACAGGAGGTTGAATTTCTGTTATACTTTGTTTACTTTCTAAAACATCATCTAAAATTTTAGGTAAAACTTCTTTTGTTATAGATATATTTTTTTTAGCTTTTGTTTTACCAGTATTTTTTAAACCTGCTTTTTTCAATCCTGTTTTTAATAATGTAGATAGTCCTGTCATAATTTCCCCTATTAATTCTTTTATTATAACACTAAGTTCTCCAGTATGCAACTCTTTTCTTTTTAGGTGGGTCATCCCACTCTGGGTCTTCAGGATGCTCAAGGTGCCATGACTCTTTCATATAATGTATTGCCATTGTCATTGCATCAACTTGGTCATCATGTGCTGCATTTGGAAAACGTAATAACTCTTCTAATAAATCTTCTGACCATTTTCTATTGCTAGGTATCCATACTCTACCTGCTTCCATCATAGGAGTAGCAGAATAAACTCTAGATACTTTGTCTCTGTCTGGTAGATATTCTAAAACAGGTAGTCCTGCTCTTCTCATATCTTGTATTAGTGATTGACCAGATGCTTTCTTTTCTATCATACAAACATCAGGTCTATGTTCATCATATAATTGTTGTGCTATTCTTCTTAACTCTGGATATTCAAATCTACCTTTTATATTTCCTAGTAGTATTAGTTGTGATACATAGTTTTCATAACCATCTTCACTTTCTTCATAGGTATGAAAGATTCCCCATGTTTGTATTACACTAAAGTCTGCAGTTCTTGATGTAGAAAAAGCAGTATCATATGTTTGTACTATAAACTCACAAGGTGGTGGCTCTTCATCATCCCAGTATTGTATCCATTTCTTTTTAATGATACCACCTTCATCAGGTGTTGGGTCCTGCATATATAATGCGTTCCAATATCGTGCACCATTAGAAGCTTTAATCTCTGCTTCATCTATTTTTAAAACATCATCAGGTTTCCATTCAGGAAAATAACTACTACCTACTGGTAAATCTAGTAACTCAGCAGATTCTTCATCTAACCATGCAGGAATACGTACTACATCCCAAGGAGTAACAGCATAATCACCCACATTCTCTTGTTGTTTTAGTAACCACCCACATAAATCATCATAATGGTACCTAGTATTTATGATTAAGATAGAACCATTAGGCATAATACGTGTTCTTAGTCCTGATGGATACCATTCTTTAACATATCTTCTACCTGCTTCAGAGAAAGAGTCCTCTTCAGACATCACATCATCTAATATAGCTATGTGAGCTCCACGACCTGCTATTTGTGACCTAACACCTGCAGCATAATACGTGCCATTGTGGTTTGTTTTCCATTTACCTGCAGCTCTAACGTCACTTCTTAGGGAAACACCTCTGAATATGTTTTGAAAGTCTTCTGTATTAACAATATCTCTAACACTTCTACCAAAGTCAGAGCTTAATTGGTCACTATGAGAGATAGTTAGTATCTCATGCTCTGGGTTTCTACCAATATACCAGGCAGGAAACAGTTTAGAACATATAACACTCTTAGAAGAACGTGGTGGTAGGAATACCATAAGCCTTTTTATCTTTCCAGACTCTAGTTGCTGTAGTTTTTCACTTATTTTTTCTATATGTTTACCCATCTTCCAATCAGAAACAAGTGTTGGAGCTACTTTTCTAACAAATGTAATAAAATCTAGATTAGAATCCTGTTCAACCTTTTGTGATAACAAGCTATCTAGGGTAATTAAGGGAGAGATAGTCTCTATAGTCTCTATAGTCTCATTCATATTAATTGTATTTGATTATATTTCTTATAAGAAAAACAATAAAAGAAAAACAATGTACTAAATGTTTCTAATATCTTTATATATTATATATAATTATACACTACTCCCCCACTTGTGTCAAGTATTATTTTTATTTTTATTATTAAGCCTAGGTTTTTGGTGCATATATGGGGGTGGGGTATATATATATAACACACACGTAAAATTTTTTTGGGTAGGGTGTCATTTTTTTGACAATGTCAGAAGTTTGACAGACTAAAAGATACCTTAGTCAATTATTTGACATCAATTTTTTATGTTGTCTTTATAATTATGCAATCTAGTGTAATAACTACAGTCTTTTCTATTGTGGTATTATTGCAACAGTAAACCATTGATTTTATTAACTTTGCTACTGTCTTTATAATGTACAAAAATAATTAAAAATACTATTGACAAGTTAAAATAATTAGTATAATAATGTAATCATTATTAATTTAAACAAGGAAAACATTATGAGCGATTACACTTTTAAAAGACCAAATGGAAAGACTATAAGTTGTTGGGGCAATGCTAAGGAATGTATTGAAGGTATGTCAGGTATGTATATTGCCTTTGATTATTCTACCACTCAAAGATGGGGTATATTAGACGTTGAAAAATCAAAGGATAATAAACAACCTTACTTTATAGACATTGATTATAAAAACAGAGAAGAAGCTATCAAAGGAAAAGAAAGGTATCCTTTTTATACTGTTGTAAAGGCAATGAAAAATTGGGAAGGTGCTGAGTATTGGGACGAAACAATGGACTGGACAGGATGGACAGAAAAAGAATGGGGCAATAAGCCCA